TAGAAAAATGGCTACACGCACTTGACGTTAGTACAGAAGAAGACAAGTTGTTAAAACTTAACATGGCAATGATTGACGATGCCGCAAAAGTTATTAATGATTTTATGTCAGACTACAAAAAAGAATATGCAGACAAGGACACTGAAGAACGTCCAAAAGTATTGTTTGTAATTGACAGTTTGGGTATGATGCTCACACCTACAGATGTTGCACAGTTTGAAAAAGGCGACTTAAAAGGTGATATGGGTAGAAAACCTAAAGCATTGTCAGCACTTGTACGCAATTGCGTTAACATGTTTGGTGACTACAACGTAGGATTAGTAGCAACAAATCACACATATGCAAGCCAAGATATGTTTGACCCAGATGACAAGATTTCAGGAGGTCAAGGCTTTATATATGCATCAAGTATTGTTATAGCGATGAGAAAACTTAAACTAAAAGTTGACGCAGATGGCAACAAAGTAAGCACAGTGCAAGGTATTCGTGCCGCATGTAAGATTATGAAAACCAGGTATGCTAAACCTTTTGAAAGTGTACAAGTGGAAATCCCTTACGAGACCGGCATGAGCCCATACAGTGGACTTGTTGAATTTTTTGAACGTGCAGAGCTACTTAAAAAGACAGGTAACCGTCTTGAGTATACTAGCCCTATATCGGGAGAAGTTACAACACAATTCCGTAAAGCATGGGCAAATAATGAAGCGGATTGTTTAGATAAGATTATGAGCGATTACAACGAAATCCAAGTTAGCGGAGAAGTAAAACAAGATATTTCAGAAGAAGAACTAAATAGCCTTGATGAAAATCAACCCACTAATGAGGAAGTAAATGAAAATATCGAGTAACGAAGCGGTCAGCATTGCTGAGTTATGGGGAAGTATCAAGAATTACATTTCCCAAAAAGACAGGCAAGCGGCGGCAGAGCAGTTCTTGACTACTGTACAAGATAATGCTATATTGGATTTAGAAGAATGTGCAAGCGAACTTTTTGGAGTTTGTGACACATTAGATCGTGCATTAAAAGATTACGTAGTTGAGGAAGATTATGATGAATATGAAGAAGAACTCGAGTATTAATAAATGACCAATTGGTTATTACGTGTAAAAGAAAACCTGGCTAACATAGTATCTGCAATAGAATACTATGAAACAGAGTTAGCAGATGCAAGAAAACAAACTGGCTTGTTTGGCAGTGTGGAAAAACACAGCCGTGACATGCCAGGGATTGTTGAGCAACGTTTTAATCAACTACAGGAAATCGAAAGTATACTCGAGTATCTAAATATTGAGTTAAGAAAGATACGTAGTGAAAAATTCAGGAAGTTTCTGGAACACTATAATCGACAGCTAACTAGCAGAGATGCTGAAAAGTATGTTGATGGGGATCCTGATGTTGTTGATCAACAGCATCTGATCAATGAGTTCGCACTGCTTAGAAACAAGTTTATAGGGCTTACAAAAGCACTAGATGCTAAACAGTTTCAGATCAATAATATTGTGAAGTTAAGAGCGGCTGGACTTGAAGATGTAAGTTTGTAGCAGGCGTGTGGCGAGGCCTTAGTTTATGTAGCTAACACAGAAGTGTTGCAAAGTCGTTTAAATTATCGTCTCCGAACATCGTCTGCTACACAAATACTTATATCCAAAAACAAAAAAAGTGTAAAAAATACAAAAAAAATTACAACTATTTGAAAAGGCAGGATTTTTTCCTGCCTTTTTTTTCGGGTTTTTGTTGACAAGTAAGACGTTTTACTTTATAGTATAAGAGTAAGTTAAAAAAAAGGAGCAAATATGTATATTGGTTATCAAGAAAAATTGTTTAGTAATAGTTGGGGTGTTAATAGTGGATTTAAACACTTAGTAGATCAGCTGTCAGACATGCTTCCAGCAATGGGTGTTTGTGAGAACGCTCGTAGTACAAACAAGCATCTTGATAAGTTTCGTAGGGCTCAGAACGCCGCTTATGACTTGTTTAACAATGGACTTTGTAATAAAAGAGGGTTGTTTAAAAATGTTTATGGTTGGGCTCCGTATCAGAGTAGCACTCATTATGCTACTAAAATAACCTGGAGTCAGTGGGAAGATCAAGTAGAAGAAGTTCTTACACCAATTATTATGGCGGCGGCAAAAGAACAAGGAATAAAGTAAAAAAAGGTTGACAAGTAAGACGTTTTACTTTATAGTAATGGTATAGTTAGAAAAAAACAGGAGTTACAAATGGCTTATATTTCCGCAGACGATGTTAAAACAATTCGTGAAGCTCTTAAAGCAGAGTTTGGAAAACAATACAAGTTTGGTGTTAAGCGAGATCATCATTCAGGTGTACGAGTTACTTTTAAGCAGGGACCTGCGTTTGAGATTACTAAGCGATTTAATCGTTACTCACATGAAGAAGTTGAAGTAGATATTAACAGTTACGAACAAGTTAACCATTACCATACAGAGCGTATGTATGGTGAAAAAAATGCAAAGATTTTAGACAAAGTTTCAGAGATTGCACATACTGCACCTGGACTTGCTGGTGGCAAGACATATTACTGCAATGATGATGTGCAGACTGATTACTTTGATCGTGCTTATTATGTCAATATTCATATTGGCGATTGGAATAAACCATATACTGTAAAGGAGAATGTTTAATGCAGATAGATTTTAATAAAATTGACAACATTGTTATTGAAAATGTTGACATGAAAGATTGGCCTGACTTTTGTGATGCTTATATCGAAAGTTGTGATATTGATGGCGTCCCTGCTACAGAAAAGCAGTTGGATGAAGTCAATGAAAATGGAGAATTTGTTAACGAACTAGCCGCAGAGGAGTTTATGAACTATGGCATCTAATGATCTTCAAAACGCAATTGATGCGATTCGCAACATTTCCACTCAAGCAGACTTAAATGTTCTTGCTGAAGAGTGGAAACGTCAAATGACTTACATTGGGCGTAATGCAACTCGAGGTATGAAAAAAGGCGACACTGTTACTTGGGAGTCACGTGGTTTTGTACAAACTGGTACCATTACTAAAATGAACCGCAAGACTACTGAAGTAGTTGCCGCTGGTGCAACACCGTTTGGTCGCACTGTTACCCGTGTTCCTAACTCAATGATTACTGGCATTGTGGAGCATGCATAATGGAAGGCGATAATAATTATTTAGACAGTGTTGGCGGACATTTCCGCCACTTTGTTAACAATATGTATTATGCCGCTATGAAAGAGCGGGATCAGTGGAACCAAGAAATTTGTACTAGGGAAGAATATATTGCCAAAAACAAGTATTGGCTCAAAGAAAGATTTAAAGAAACTGGTGGAAATATACTTGACATTATGAAATAATTAGTTCATAATACAGGAATAAACAGTAGGGAATCGAGATGAAAAAACGTTACGATATTCAGGAAGTTTTGACATTAGCAATTGCAGTTGATGAAGCACAAGGGTTCATTAAGAGTGGATTCGGTTATCATGATCATAAAAATGATACTGAAGTGCTGGACAACAAAACAGCAATTGCAAGGATTTTAAGTGACTATCCTAACCCTCCCAAAATTAAAGTAACACAAAAACATCGTAAACAAGCAAACGAACTCAAAGAGTATTTTGATGGTGTTATTGTTATGAAAAAACTAACAGGCAGTGTCAACGGATTTGAAGACAGTGTAGGTAAAATTATCAATGGTAATGAAGTGGATAATTATGGTGTTAGTGTTCTTGCTAGTTTGCCAAATAGTTTGCGCATTCAAAAGCAACGAGATGAAATGGATGATTTTTACGAAGACATGCGAGTAAACAGTGAGTATGTTGGTATACCAGGCAAACGTAGTAAGTTTGAATTGTTTGTAAAAGATGTAAAATATATTGCAAAATATAATATACATTTGGTAACTTGTGTAGAAAGTAATAAAAACTTAATTAAGTTTTTCTGGAACAAGGATCCAGACGTAAGTGCCCTTATTGTAGGAAAAAATATGCATGTAACAGGATTTGTTAAGGAACAGAGCGTTAGCAAATTCAGTAAATGTAAAGAAACTGTAATTAATAGAGTAAAAATTACAGAAAGTACTTGACACTGATGGCAGTTGTGCTATCATGGTAATATAACGAAACTAATGATGGAGTGAGATTTATGCAGAAAGTTCGTGTTTTGACAGGACAGTATGGTGCGA